TCAGAGGTTGGTCACCAGTAGCTCTGCCGCTGCTGTCGGCTTCTCCCCGATCGAATAGGTCGTCGTCAATGCCTCGATCTCAAAGGCGGCGAACACCTCCCGCACCTCTGGCAGGTCGTTGATCGACAGGATGAACCGGCCCTTCAGTTGTGCCAGCCGAGTCGCCAGCCGCGTGAAGTCGGCCCGACTGAAGAGCGCCTTGCCGTAGTCCCCCTCGCAGCCCCAGTAGGGCGGATCGAGGTAGAAGAGCGTCCCCTCGCCGTCGTACCGATCGAGGAACCGCTCGAAGTCCAGGCACTCGATCACGACGCCCGCAAGGCGGCTGTGCAGGTCTTCCAGCATTGGCTCCAGCGTGCTGAGGTTGAACCGGCCGGGCCTCGTCTTATCGACGCCGAAGTTGCGGCCGGAGACCTTGCCACCGAAGGCGGTGCGCTGGAGGTAGAGAAACCGGCCCGCCCGCTCCAGATCGGTCAGCGTCTCGGGGTTGGTGGCCACCAGCCGCTCGAATTCCGCGCGGGTGGTGAGCTGGAACCGCAGCGTCTCGATGAATTGGGGGTAGTGGCGCTGCAGGATGCGGAAGAGGTTGGCGACGTCGCGGCCGTAGTCGTTGATCACCTCAGCTCGCGGACGTCGTGTCCGCCGCAGGAAGATGCCTCCCATGCCCACGAAGGGCTCGGCATAGGTGGCGTGATCGATCGCATCGATCCGGGCCACGATGCGCTTGGCGAGGTTGCGTTTTCCGCCGAGCCATGGGGCCACCGGAGCGACGGGTTCCACGGCCGTTAAAGAGGGCATTGAAGGGTGTATTGAATGGGGGCTTTTCCCGGACATGCGAATCGTGCCTTAAAGCGCGTCCCTGAGCTCAGGGGGGAGCGACCATAAGCTTCAGCTGGTCGGCGGGGGTGTTAACGCTGCCCCGTGTCAGAGGGCGTTGGCGCGCCCTCTGGCCTCCCGGCTGACGCCGGAAGGCCGAGCTTCAGGGGTCAGGCTACCCGGCCGAGAGGACCGGCCGCACCGCCGTCGCATAGTCGGGCTTCCGGTTCCCGTTCTGGCCGATCAGGCTGACATTGTTCAGCCGGATTGACGGGGCCACGTTGTCCTCGACCGTGTTGCCCTGGCCGGAGATGTTCAGGACCGGGTGGACGGCCGGATTAACGGGGTTGCCAGAGTTCGGGAACATGCTGACATCGGGCCGGATGTTGGTCGGGCCATCGGTGTAGTAGATCTTGTTTCGCCGGAAGGACGAGTTCCGGGTCGCGTTCCAGTTCGCGCCCCAGCCAGCGGCGACCCACGCCTCGTTATCCTCGATCACCATGTCCTCGTGGGGACCATTGTGACCATTGAAGCCCTGGGCGGCGGCCCGGAACGGGTGCATGGGGTCGGCCTGCCAGTCCACGCTGCGGTTCCTACGGTAGATGGTCCGAAGGACAACGCGACCTGTTCCCTTGGAGCCAACGTATTTTCCGGCCGCATCGAACATCGGCCAGGTTTGACCAGTGTCTTTATGGTCCTCGCTGATATACAGAAAGTTCCAGGCGTCGTTATCCTCGATGACGGCATCATGGGCGGTCCAGTTGAGAGCGTCGCAGGTCATGCCCTCGGTCTTGTTGTGACGCGCGATGGCGCGATGGCCGTCGAGGTTGATGGCCTTCCACACCGCAGCGACATGAACGCCCAAGGCCGCGCTGTCAGCGCCGCTCAGCCGCATCCCCATCCATTCCGCCGACGCGATCTGGTCACGGTCGAAGAGCAGGTAGTCGAGACCGTCACGGCGCGACATGATCCGGCCGCCGGACCAGATGATGCCGGGGCTGGCCGCATCGGCCACCACGATCATCGGGTGCATGTTGCCAGACATCAACGGGCGGCTGTCGGCGTCCGGGCAGGCGTTCACGTCCCTAAAGACGATCGACGGCGTTCCGGTGATCCGCACCCGCTTGAAAGTGACGGTATCCGGGTCCGCCACGATCATCGTCTCCGGCCCGGCGCCCAGGCCGGAGAGGTTCAGCGCCGGGTAGTCGCCGGGCGCCATGATGATGTCACGACCCCGGCTGCTCTTGATGCCGTCGATCACGTCCTGAACGGAGGTCGCCCTGCCGGGGATCGGCGTCGGCGAGGGAACAGGATCGGGGTCAGGCGTCGGATCAGGATCGACCGGCTCAGGCTGTGGTTCGGGTTCCGGCTCAGGCTCGGGTTCAGGCTCCACCGGCGGATCGACCGGCTCCGGCTCCGGCGTGGGCGCGTTGGCATCGAGGTCGGCGATGCTCTTCGCGCGCATGGTGACGAGGAAATCGCCGGTCTTGACCTCTTCGATGGCGGCGACCGAAGTCAGGAACAAGATCCCGTGGACCTTGTCATAGACGGTGGAGCGCAGGCCATCGGCGGGCTCAACGTCGGGGGCGTATTCGTAGCGAGGATTGATCGGATCGAGGGTCATGTCAGGATCTCCTTCAGACAATGCCGCTGGCCGTCAGGATCAGCGGGTCGGGCATGGGTTCGATGGGAAGGCCGTCGAGCTTGTAGAAGCCGAGATCGACGAGCGGGTAGTTGAGGTCGTAGCGATCGGCGCTGTCGTCCACCGCCTTGATGATGCCGGTCGCGCCACCCCGGCCGAAGGCAAAGACCTGCCCGTCGGCGAAGAGGCCGGTATTCGGGGCGATCCGCACCCGGCCGTTGACGATGTTCGCGCTTTCGGCCGGTTCCGCCGCACCCCAGGTGTTGCCGATCTCCCAAGCGAAGACCTCGGTGCGGTGCGGATAGGTCGCCGGGATCGCCGCCAGACCGCGCTCGCGCCGCGCCGTCGTGACATCGCCCTGCGCGCTCCAGAACTCCGCGTAGGAGCCGTCGGAGGCGAAGAAGGACTGGTCGAAGCGGAGCGCGAAATCCGGCAGCAGGCCGAGACCCTGCAGCGTCTCGATGGCGATGTAGCGCCCCATGGTCGGCAGGCCGTCCACATGGTCCGACGGGTGGACCCCGTCGCCCTTGGCGCAGTAATGCGCCAGCGGCTGGATGCCGACGAAGGGATGGATCGCGCCTTGGGCGCCGACCGAGGCAACCATGATCCGGTACTCGGCGCGGATCTTCTCGTAGTTCTCCATCGTGAACTGGTGATAGGAGCCATTGACCGGATTGGGGTTGGTCGTGTGGGTGGCGTTGTCCATGTCCTCCTCCGGTCCACGCGATCCGGGGCCGCAGAGGAGGTACCGGGTCCGCGTGAACGGCCCGTGCGCCTCGGCCATGGTGTGATCGACCGAGCGCTGGCCGAGGTTCACCGGCACGGTCACCGGGCTGCCATCGAGGTATTTTCCGGTCAGCATCGGCTCGATGTTGTCGCCGAAGTTGGCGCCGAGCGCCTGGTCGCTCGCCTGCCAGTACATCGTGATCGCGCCGGGTTCGGACCCGTGCGGGCAGAGATAGTCGGCAAAGGCGGTGTAATGGGCGAACTGGCGCACCGTCGAGGCGTCGTTCAGGAGTTGCGACAGGCTCGTGCCGGACTTCGTCGCGGCCCCCAGAGCGAAGCGGCGCCCCGGATATTCCGAGATCAGGCTGTTGGCCATCGCCGCGACGCCCGCCGTCGGCCGGTTGCCGGAGTTGATATAGGCGGCGGGGTTGATCGTCCCGTCATCGTGGGAGGCGAACTGGACGCACTTCTCGGCCGAGGAGGTATAGGTGCCGACGACCGTGTTGGCCCAGAGCGAGTTGTCGATGACCGTATTGTCGGTCGTGCGGCGGTTGTCGGTCCACTCGGTCCCGGCCGGGATGTTATTCGGGTAGATGATCCCCTCGCTCCCGGCATTCGACGGCGTGATCGCATTGCCCCGGAAGGTCGGCGGCGTCACGTTGACCCCGCTCTGCAGGCTGGCTGCGTAGGACTGGACCGAGGCGTCGCGGATCAGGACGTTCTCCTCGACCAGAACCTTGTCGATCTTGTTCTGGCTCGAGACATAGGCCGGGTCGCGGTCCATGCGGAAAAGGACGTTGTTGATGCCGGTCAGCGTGTTTCCGGCCGCTCGGGCGCTGTCGGCCTTGATGAGGTTGCGCCCGATGATGAGGCCGCCATCGACGCCGTGCTGGGGGTTGAAGAAGTCCGAATGCGGGTTCCAGCTCTGCCAGTACGTATTGTCGGTCTGGGTGCTCGGGGGCTGGTTGCCGGTGTTGCCGCTGGACTTCGAGCGGAAGTAGTTGCCATTGAAGAGGGTGAAGTCGCCTGCCGCAAAGGTCGTGCCCGCCAGCCACGCTGTCGGGGTGCCGGGGACGTTCCAGGTCCACTCGATCAGGTTTTCGAGATAGGCCCCCTTGCCGACCTTGAAGACATCCCCGCTCGAGCCCGAAAGCTTGTTGCGGCAGAAGAGCCCCATATCCGGCAGCACCATGCCGGTACCGGAGCCGCTCACCTCCTCCTTCAGAAACGCGGTGAAGCCCAGGCCACCAGGCAGCGCGACAAGCTCGCAGTCGCGGATGAGCTTGAAGCCGCCGCCGTTCATGAACTGCAAGCTGAAGGCGATGCTGAAATCGCTGACGACCTCGATCTTGCTGCGCCGCATGACGAAGCGCGGATCGCTGACCTCGAACTGGACGTCCGGGCAGTACCAGTTGTCGAACGGCGCGCCGTCATAGGTGGACGGGTTCACCGAGACCGTCTTTCCTGACAGCGTGATCCCGGTCGGCAGGGCATCCACGCCGATGGTGAAAGGCTGCTGGCTGGTCGGTTTCACCCGGCCGACGCGGTAGGGCGCGGCGAGCTGCTGCACCGCCTCGCGCACGTCGATGATCGCCTCGGGGACCGTGTTCTGGCTGAAGTAGGGATCGCGGAAGCGGTAGCGTTCGGACTGCGCGATGTCGATCGCGGTATGGCCGATGCAGAAGGTCTTGGTCCCGGTCGCGGTTGTGCCAGGCGCAAGCTTCAGACGAACCTCGGCGTTGAACCGGCTGTTGCTGATCGAGGTGAACGCGAGCGTCCCGGACCAATCCCCCACGCCATCGGCCGTCGCCACGTCCTGCCACGCGGTCGTCGAGATCCCGAAATCGTCCAGGCTGACGGCGCGGGCCTGTACGACTTCTCCCGGCCCGGCGGTGCCGCTGAGCGGGATCTGCGCCTCGGGATCGCCGACGGCGGTGCCGAGGTCGAACACGACCTCATCACGGACGAACGGATCGATCGAGATCGTGCCGCCGGTGGCCGGGGCGCGCACCTCGCGGCTGAAGCTCTGCGTCGCGTCGGGGCCGAAGGCGTTCGAGGCCACGACCGTGACGCTGGCCGCCGCCAGCACGTTGGTATCGTCGATCGTCAGTGTCGAGCCGGTGATCGACACGCCGGTCACGGCGGATTGCAGGGCATAGGAGAGGCCGGAGCCTGCGAAATACGCCCCCAAAGACAGCGTCAGCGCCCCCGCGCCCTGCGTCACGACCTGGTCGGCGATCGACCCGGCCGCGCTCGGCGGCACACCGGCCGGAAGCGGCACCGTCCGCGTCGCGGCGGGGCTGGCACCGACGATGATCTGGCCCGCTGTCGGGTGCTGATAGGTCACGGTCATGTCGCGTCTCCCCCGAGTTTCCAGGCATCGGCATTCGCGGCGGCCGCGTTGCCCGCGATGGTCTTGAGCGGCGTGGTGACGGGTTCGACGCCCGTCGGCGCGGCGGTGTCCTTCCAGACCTTAAGATGTTCGATGACGAGGCTCGCAGGGGTTCCAAGCGCCGTGGAGTTGGCGCAAAGGAAGGAGAACTGGCGGTTGGTCTGGAAGGTCTGCGGTACGCTGGTGAAGGATCGGTCATCGACCAGGGACCCGTCGATGAAGGTCCGCATGTAGCCAGCGGCCAGATCAATCGATAGCAGCCAATCCACCATCGTCGCGGCGGGAATGACACCGGCGACGGACTGCGCGTTGTTGAGCAGCGTCGCACCGGCATTGTCCTTCAGGGTGCTTCTGACCGAGCCGTCCGGCATGATTTCCTGACGCACCTGGAGCCCGCTGATCGAGAAGATCGTCTCCCCGCCGGACGGATAGGCCGGATACAGCAGGCGGCCCTTGAAGGTGACCTGTCCGTTATTCGTGCCGGTGTTGGTGCCGTAGAAGTAGGTCCCGTGCGTCGTGAAGCTCGGGGTTCCACCGGCGGCGGCGATATGGGGGCGCGGGAAGAGCATCACTGCATCGCCTCGACATTCAGCTCCGAGGTCGAGTTCGTCACGGTGATCCGACAGACGAACTTGTCGCCATTGGTCGTGGTGAAGGCGTCCCCGGTGACCTTGGTATAGGCGCTCGTGGTGATCGCCCCGGCCGTCGCGCCATTCACGACCTCAACGATGAAGGCTCCGGGGTTCGCCGGGACACCGAGCGTGAAGGCCGCATTGTTGGTGATATGCGACAGGTTCCCGTTCGCCGCCGCCGGGGTGTAGGTCGAGGCCGCCGCCGGGGTGCCGCCGTTATAGGAGGCATAGATGGTTTTCGGGTTCACGAGGCGACCGGAGCCGTCCAGTGTGACCAGCGCCAGCGCGGCGATGATCTGCGTCCAGGTGGAGATCACCGGCGCGTCGCTGTTGGCGCTGTCGAACTGGAAGACCGTGTCGGCCAGCAGCGGCGTCCCCTTGGCCGAGATCGCCCCGCCATCGGTGTCATCGATGGCCTTGCGCCAGTCCGTCACGGTCGCTGCGCCGGTCGAGAAGTAGAGGTCGTAGCTGTTGTTGTCGATGTAGAAGAGGCCCGCCGCCGACGGGGCGGAGCTCGGCGCGCCGGAGCCGACCTCAGGCGCCACGCCCCCGCCCGCGCCCGCGACCGCCGCCATCACGAAGGCGGTCGTGGCGAGCCGGGTGCTGTTGTTCCCAGCGGTCTGGGTCGGCGCGGTCGGGTTGCCGGTCAGCGCGGGGCTTGCCAGCGGTGCCTTCAGCGCCAGCGCGTTGGTCACGGTGGCGGCGAAGTTCGGATCGTCGCCGAGGGCGGCGGCCAGCTCGTTCAGCGTGTCGAGCGCGCCGGGGGCCGAGGCGATCAGGTTGGCGATCGCGGCGGCGACGAAGGCGGTGGTGGCGATCTGCGTCGTGTTGACCCCGGCGGCGGCCGTGGGCGCCGTCGGCGTCCCGGTCAGCGCGGGGCTCGCCAGCGCGGCCTTCGCGGCGATCTGGGCGATCAGGTCATCGAGGGTGCCGTCATACTCGGCGGCGGTGACGGGCGATCCCTTGACGAGGCGCTTCGTGATGGTCATTCGAACACTCCTGCTTCAAAGACGCTGGCGTCGAAGACCTGCGTCGTGGTGCCGCCCGCGACCGGGCTTCCAGCGGTGAGGGTGAGGCTGTCGTCGCCAAGCGCGATCACGACAGCGGTGGCAGTTCTGCCGGTCTCCGGGTCGATGCCCGAGACGCGGAACTGGTCGACAAGATCGAGGGTGAAGCTCATGGCGTCGGACCCTTCGTGACCTTGATGCGGAAGGTCTTCGATTTCCGAACCTGCCCCGCCCCGCCATCGAACTTCACGTCGGCCTCGAGCGTCGCGGCAGGCCATGTCGCGGTCTCGGCCGCGCTCGCGGTCAGGCGGCCTTGCCCGGCGGCCGCGTTCACCTTCGCGGTGGTCAGGTCGCCCGAGAAATCGCGCATTGCCACCTTCGATGTGATCGTGTCGCCACTGATATCGACGGGGACGCCTGCCGCGTCGCGCCGGGTGAAGTCGATCACCAGGTCTTCGCCCTGCTTGATCTCAAACTGCATCGGAGCCTCCTTTCCGGCTGCGCGCGATGGCACCGGCGATGATGAAGAGCATGTGAGCGCCGAGCGCGGGCCAGACGCCGTAGGCGACGGCCACCCCCACCGTCGCCACATGCGCGGTATCCTCGACCCCGTCGCCGACCGATCCGCCCCAGAGGACCGCCTGCGGCAGTTCGACGATGACCAGGTAAAGGACGATCAGCGGCAGGATCGCGACCGGCCCCCAGAGCGCGGCCGGGATCCCGCCGATGATGTATCCGTGGCCGAGCTGGTTGAGCACATAGCCCCGCGCGTCGCCCTTGAACGCGGAAGGCGAGGTCCAGAGCTTCAGGAGCCAGTCGATGGGGTTGGACATGGTCAGGTCTCCTATGGCTGCGGCGTTACGATCGAGGCGAGAAGCGAAAGGGCCTGCGCGACATACTGGTCGATGGTGGCGAGGTCGGCGGCCTGTTCGACCGCATAGACATGCAGCAGGCGGACGTTCTCGATCGCCGCCGCGACGAGGCGCCACTGGTTCGCCATCGCCAACCAGGTTTGCGCGAGATCGAGCGGCGTGAGCGCCGTCAGGCCGGCCCCGACCTCGGCCGCCATCAGCGGATAGTTCGAGAGATCGACCGGGGCCGGGCTTTCGGCCAGGTATGCGGCGGCCTCCTGCTCCTTTGCCTGGTAGAGCATCTGCTGGCCCGGAATGTCCGTGATGAACTGGAGCCGGGTCTGGCCTGCCGCCTCGTTGATCCGCGCAATGGCCTCGCGCCGGTAGGCCGTCAGATCGGCGAGGACCAGTGCGCCGCCCTCGACCACCCATCCGTCGAGGGTTTCGAGCGCCTGATCCGCCACCTCGATCCAGTTGGCCTTGCCCTCGGTCAGGTCATCGCGGTCGCCCTTCGCCGTCCAGAGGATGCGGTAGCGATCGGGGTTCGTGCTCACCGGCGTGGGGTCATAGAAGACGATCATCTCAATCCTCCACGCTCATGCGATAGAACGCATACTGGATGGTCCGGGCCGTGCCGTCGGACGTGGTCACCTCCGGCCGGATGTCGGAGATGAAGCTGAGCGACCCGATGCCCGTGACGTCATGCACCGTCCCGGCGCTGTCGATCTTGACCGCCATGCCCAGCCCGCCGGACCCGGCGCTGTTGGAGATGACCCAAAGTCCCTTCTGGCTGCTGAAATCGGGGAAGATCGCCGCGCCGGTCGCGCCCGCGCCCTTCACGAAGGTCCCCGTCGCGGTCGGGGCGAAGGGGATGACGCCCGCCGGAACCACCTGCTTGGTGAACTGCTGGACCTTCACGATGCCGGGCGAAGGTTCCGTGATGCCGGTACCCTTGGCGCCGATGGTGATGACCAGCGACGGGCTGGTGTAGCCCGAGACGTCATAGGCGACGACATAGGTGGGCTGGGCCGCACCGCCCCCCAGCGTCGTGCCGAAGCTCTGATGCCAGCGCCCGCCACCCCCGGCACCATAGCCGGTGGCGTCCGTGCCGGGCGTCGTGCTCCAGTCGCCGTTTTCGCCTCCGCGCCAGACGGTCAGGCTCCCGATGCCGCCGCTGCCCAGGATCGAGTTCTGACCGTCCTTCGTGGCCGCCCCGTTCGCCGCCCCACCGTCCGCCGTCCATTCGATGCCGGTCGGCGCGCCTGCCTCATAGAGCTCGACCTTGGTCTGCCCGCCCACCGTGGTCGATCCGCCGCCGCCGCCCAGCAGCGTGAGCGTGATCGACTTCGTCGTCCCGGCCAGCGCGACCGTCTGGGAGGTCGTATAACTGGCTGCGGCGGGGGCCAGATCGGCCAGCAACCCGAAGGTCATGTTGACGGCCGCCACGCCTTGGTCATCGGAGGCCGAGATCGAGCGCGGGACGCCGCTGAGTGAGGTGGTGCCGAGCAGGAAGCCGAAGCCCACGCCACCGCCCGGCGCGACACGGCGGCCGACATAGAGGCCGGTGTTGACGTTGTCGGCCGCGTCATCCTTGCCGATCGAGAACCCGGCCCCGGCGGCATCGAGGCGCAGGTTGCCGTCGATCGTCATGTCGCCCGCGCGCACCGCCCCGGCGGCGAAGAGGCCCGCCACCAGCGTCGCATAGGCGACCTTCGATCCGTCCAGCGCACCGTCAGGAATATCCTCCGGGTCGATGATGCTGACCCAATCCGTCGCCGCAGCGCTCCAGCGGTAGAGCTTCTTCTCGGGGACCAGGTAGACCCATTCGTCATCGACGCGGCTGCCATCGTTCGGCGGCAGCGTGTTCACGAGCCTCGGGACGGAAATCCCGGCATCGGCGAACCAGCTGTCGATCTGGGTCCCGAAGTCCGTGGGCGCAATGTAGGTTCCGGGTGTCGTCGCCAAGGTCCAGGCGGTCCAGCTGACCGGGCGCGGCGCGATCAGGCGCGCGCGCGCCTCGTAGGCGGTGTCCGGGATGATCCCGGCCGAGATGACCAGGCTGCCGCTCGCGACCGACAGCGTGGCGCCGCTGACCACCTGGACGCCGCCCTGAAGGCGGAGCTCGTATTCCAGCGCAGAGACGTCATCGAGGTCTGTCCCGTCCCATGTCAGGATGATCGCCGGGCGGCGCGGATCGCCGTTGGTGTCATCGAGCGCGATCCCGGAGGCGGCGAAGCTCGGGACACCCTGCGGCGGCGTCAGCGACGTGCCGGGCGTCGGCGCCACCCACGGCACCTCGAGACTGGTGTCCCAATCGTAGTCGGCCGCATCGACCTCGCGGTAGCTGCCCGCCTGAAGCAGGCTGACGGGATCATGGACGATCTCGTCGACCTCGAAGGTCTTGCCCGAATAGCCGTTGCGATTGCTCGTCCAGGCGAAGACATCGAGCGGCTCGAGGATCGTGAAATCCGGCGGCAGGACATGCTGGTGACGGCGGAAGCGCCGCTCCTCGTTGATCCATGCCTGCATCAGCCGCTGCACCTGGTCGCCATAGGGGCAGGCAGGCAGCGAGACGGTGGCGATCAGACGGCGGCCGTCGGCGGTCTCGGCCGTCGCGTCGTAGCGCGGGGGCGCGTCGCGGTTCTCCCAGAGGGAGGCAGGATCGGGGAAGGTCGCGTGGACCCCATTGTGGGTCTGCGCAAGCGAGGGGAAGAGCGAGGCACTCTGCTCGTCGGTGATGATGATGTCGTCGTCGGTGATGACCTTCACCGGCGCGCCCGGCGGGCCGACAACGATCTTCATCACCCCGCCGACATCCGCCATGCGGCCGGTGCAGGTCTTCAGGAGCTCCTCGATCGCGTCGGCTGGCTCCTGATCGACGGTGATCTCCATCCCGGCCCGGAAGCGCGGCTCCGTGCCGCCTGCGGCCAGCGCGACCGGCTCGTCGCAGACATTCATCGCCGCGAACCATTCATCGGTCCGCAGATCGCCCTCATCCCAGCCGCCGCCCCAGACATCGCCGCCGGGGATCGGGATCCCACGCAGGATGTTGTAGATCATGACGGCCGGGTTGTCGGTCTGCTCCCAGGTAGATGGGTCAGACCAGTCATGGGTGCCACTGCCGCCCAGGCTCGGGTCCTTGCGCGGGTCGTAAAGCGCGATCCCGTCCACCTCGATGCGGACCGCCGGAAAGCCCTTGAAGAGGTTACGGTCGAAGCGGAACGTCAGGATCGCATAGGCAACGCCGGTCCCCACCATGTCGGCCGACCAGGGCCGCTCGGGATGGGCGCCGTATTTGGCAATGAGCATCGGATCGGCGACGGTCTGGGTGCCGTCATACCACTTCACCCAAGCCCGCCCTGCGGTGCCCTTCAGTTCGACCGGGGTGCCATAGTCTGGATCGGCCACACCGCCGATCACCGCTACCTCCCCATCGATGAAGAGCCGCGACAGCGTCACGCCCGGAACGTCCGACACGGCGATGACATAGGTCAGATAGGCGTTCGGGGTCTTGCCCACGTTGCCATGGGTCATCGGCGGGGCGACGAGCTGACCGCCGGTCGCGTAGCGGCCGAGGAGGAAGGACTGCGGATCGGTCCCGCCGGTCTGCGTCGCCTCGTTGGTCAGGCCGGGCAGCTTCGGCTTTGGCGCGAGGGCGCGGGCCAGCGCCGAGAAGGCCAGCGACAGCGTGACCCTGACGACGAACGCGCCGATCCAGGCGGAGGCGGCAGCGCCGAAGCCGATCGAGGAAGCAATACCGGCGATCGCGGTGACGACGGGAGGCATCAGACGACCTCCCCTGCAAACGGAACGTGGAAGGCCCGGAATGCCAGGATGCGCGACACGAACCGAAGACCGTCATCACCGGGTACCGCGACCACCGCGCCAGTCACGACGCCAAGGGCCGCGCCCTCCGGCGTCTCCACCACCATGATGTCACCCATCGCCGCACGGGCCGGATGCACCTCGGGAAGGTACCCTTCCGCATAGGCGATGTGATCGTCATGGCCATCCTGACGAAGGACCCTGATTGCGCCGCGCGGGGTGCTGTACCGCCCGCGCCAGCCCTCGGCCGGATCAACCCCGGTCATCGCCAGCACCGCGTCGGCCGCGAAGAGCGCGCAGTCGTGCTGCCCCCATTCAAACGGGCGTTGAAGGGCTTCTTCAATGCACTTTGAAAGCGCGCTGCGCCAATGCGGAAGACGGACGACAGGGGTCACAGCCCCCCCCTCCTAACGACGCCGCCATAGGGCAGCTGGACCGGGGTGGAGGGCGGCGACGGAACCCGCTGGGGACCGTTCTCGCCCCAAGCCACGGTCGCGGTACCGGAAATCTCGGCGTACCGGCGGAACCGATCGCCGCCGCGCAGCTGGTGGCTGCCATCGCCGCGCTTGAGCGACAGGGTGCGCGTCAGCGCCCGCGCGGCCGAGGCGATGCGCAGGTCGATCCCGCCTTCGTCGCCCACGGCCGGGGTGCGGATCTCGACCTCGTCCACCCAGCCGCGCAGCGCGAGCCAGGGCGACCCGACCATGGTGTTGGTGACCGGATCGAAGACGACGCCATGCACCTCGACCGGCGCCAGGCGCGCGTCATAGCCGCGCACAGCCTGCTCCACCTCGGGCGAGATCGCCGACAGGGTGATCGTGTGCATCCTGACCTGCAGGCCGGTGCCATAGGTGATCCGGTCAAGGCCCAGCAGGCTGCCAGCGGCGACGTAGTCGCGGATCGTGCCGCCGATATCAAAGCCCTGGTTGTCGCGGCCATTCCAGAGCCCAAGCGCCTCGCTCGCCCCGGTGCTGCGGTTGCGCGCCGTGATCCAGACCAGCGTGTTGACCCGGATCGCGCCGGGCCGGGCGGCGAGGAAAGCGGCGAGAGGTGCGGAAAGCGTTCTCATCAGGTCACCCCAGCGTCTGCACGAAAGAAAAGCCGCCGCCCTCGACCATGCCGCTGCGGCGGGACCCGGACTGGACCGATCCCGGCACGACCTTCGCCTCGACCGTCGGGCGGGCAAGCTCGGCCGGGTCGCCGACCGACAGGCCGGAGGCGACGGGCGGCGTCACCTCGTTCCAGCCGGTCACGCCGGTCACGTCGGCGCTCGATGGCACGACGATGCGGTGGAGGTCGTAGCGGACCGGGCCGCTGCCGTAGCGTACCCCGATCAGGTCGCCGCGGCTGAGCGGATAGTTCGGCGGCAGCCCGGTCAGCGTGATCCCGCGCCGCGACACGTTGATGCCCGACACGGTGACGCTCGCCGCGCCAAGCGCGTTGCCGGTCGGGTCAAGCGCCGGGTAGGGCCGGTTCAGATCGCAGACCAGGAACGAGGCGCCATTGCTGCGCGCGAGGTTGAGGAGCGGCGCGAGATCGGCCGCCTCGGCCGGTGTCAGCTTCGCCAGCGTGACCGACCCGCGCCAGAGCGTCGGGCCGACCTCGCGGGTCAGGAGCTTGCCGGACGCGACGCCCGAGCTTTCCACTTGCTCGATCGGGTCGAAGGTCATCGAGGAGACCAGCAACTCATCCCAGAAATCGGCCAGAGAGAGGGGAAATATCAGCATCAGCCCACCCTCCGGGGATCGCCCTGGACCTTCTGCAGGCTGACCGGCAGCACCTTGGCATCGTAATGCTGCAGCCCGGCCTTTACGGTGCGAACGCTGACACCTTCGGAGACCTTGACGATGCGGGCGTTGATATCGTCGCTCAGCGTCAGCATGATCTCGATCGGGCCACGACCGCCCTGGCCGAAGGCGGCGGTCGCGCCGCCACCACCGACGAAGCCGCCATTGGCAAAGGCCGGCGCACGGTTGATCTGTTCCAGGAGCGGGCGGTGCCGGGCCGTCGCCGCTGCGTTGACCACGAATTCGCCATTCGAGAGACGGGCGAGGATCTTGTCTTCGCGCGGCCCGCCGGGGCCGACCATCAAGCCGCCATCCGCTTTCGCCGGGACACCGGGGATCCCGAGCGCGCCGCCGATCACGTCGAACAGACCCGTGCCCTGACCGCCGAAGATGCCCGCCAGCGGCCCGGTACCGAGCAGCGCCGATTGCAGGAGAGCCTTGGCGATTGCCGCCGCGAGGTTCGACATGACCTCGCTGGCTTTGCCGCCCTGAAGGATCAATGTTTCGAGCGCGTCGTAGGCGGTGCTCTTCGCGAAGTCCCATGCCTCCTGCGCCTGCTTCTGGGCCTTCTCCTCACGCTGCTTCGTGCGGATCAGATCCTCGACCTTCTTCCGCTCCTCTTCGGTCGCCCCGGCAAGCGCCACCCGGTTGCGGATCATCTCCTTCTGCACAGGGTCGGTTTCGCGCAGGATGTCGAGCTCGTCCTGAAGGCTGGCGATGTACTTCTGGGCGCGCTCGGTCTGCTTGCGGCTGGCGGAGGCGCCACGATTGGCGGCCTGCTCACGCTTAGTCGCCGCCGTGCGCAAGTCGGCGATTTCCTTGTCGAGTGCCAGGCCGCGCAGCTTGGCCTCGGTGTCGGAGCGAACAATGAGCGCCTGAGCGCGGTTCTTGGCATTTTCTTCGAGGACCTTGCCCTCCGCCCGGATCTCGCTTTCCAGAACGGCGCGCCGGGCGTCCGCCGCCGATTTGCCTGCCTTCAGCGCATCAATCTCGACCTGCTTCGCAGCATTTGCGATGTTCGTCTTTCCAAGCGATGCGAGCGCTGCACCGATACCACGCACATGCGCCGCGACCCCGGCCATGGCACTGGCCCAGACGTTGGTCGCGCCGGTGGCGCCGGTGATCGCGTCCCAGGCATCCTCGACCGCGCGGCGGGTATCATCGCTCGCCCCGACGACATCGAGGAAGGAGGCGAGCATGCCTTTCAGCCCGGTATCGGTTCCGTTGGCCGCGTCCCACGCGGCGATGAGGTCATCGCGCAACTGGCCTGTGACATCCTTGCTGGCCAGCAGGGCCTCGAAGGCCTGACGCTCGGCCTGGAAGCGCGCGCGGACCACCTCGACGCTGTCCTCGCCGAACGCCCGGATGACATTGCGGATCTCCGCCTCGCTGCGCAGGTCGGAAAGGGTCTTCTCGCCCCAGGCCTGGGCGATCTGTTGCGCAGAGCCAATCCCCTCCTGAGCAGCCTTCGCAGCAAGGAGCTGGGCTTCTAGCGCGCGGACGAGCTTGAAGTACTCCCTCTGCTCATCGCTCATGCCACGAATGCCGCCAGCCGATTGCAGGATCAGCTCCCGCATCGACCGCAATGCGGCGATCTGATCGCTTAGATCGGTCGACTGATTGAGCGTTTCGAGGGAACCCTTGAACTGCTGCACCGTCGGATCGATCTGCTGCGAGCGGAAACCGTCCTTCCCGGTCACCTGGCGCGACAGGGGGACGTTGAGCAGGTCCGCGATCTGGCTTTGGGAAATCTTGCCGAAGAGGTTGTCGAACCTGCTCCCGAGCGTGTCGGTCGCATCAGCGGCCTTCAGAAGCAGTTCGACCAGCGACAGCTCGGTGATCTGCCTCTGAAGCTCGACGATCTCCGGGGTCACGTCGCCGAACATGCGGGCGAGTTCGGCATTGCCGATCTTCGCCTCTTGCTGCCAGCTCTTCGTTGCATCGGCGAGCTCGCCGATCGCATCCTCGACGGACTTCGCATCGCCGAAGACACCACGCAGCGCACCGCCCAGAAGGCCGAGTGCCGCCACCGCGCCAAAGACCGCGAAGTTCACGGGGTTCAGCATCCCGAGGAATGCGCCGCTAAGCGCCTGGACCGCGCCCCGCGCCCCGAGCGGACCGAGCACCTGGCTGATCTGGGTGCCCTGCTGTGCAGCCAGAAGAAGCGGTGACTGACCCGCGATGAGCATCTGGCCAACGTCGTTGAACTGCGCCACCAGGTTCGATGTCGCGCCAGCCGCGCCGCGTCCACCGCTTCGCCCGCCACCCCTGCCAAGCGCGGCCTCCAGCTGCGCGACCTTCGCAGTCAATGCCTCGGCGGCGCTCGATGCCTTCGCCTCCGCCAGCACGACCGCGTCGAGTTGCGCGCGCATGCGGCCAAGCTCGGCCTGCAGCCCCGCGATCTGAGCATCGGTCGCAGCACTCTGCTGACCGAGGCCCGCGACCTCAGCTTTCGTCTTGGACACGGCGGCGGTGGTGGAGGCCAGCTCAGCCTTCGCCCGGCTCGCATCGGCCGTCAGCAGCATCGAGACGTTGAATGACCCGGCCGTCATGACTGGGCCTCGTTCATCGCGCGGATCGCGGCGCTCTCGATCGTGCGGAGGTCATCCCATCCTGCCGGGTCCAGCCGGATACCGGCAGCACGAAGACCTGACCTGACGCCGGTATAGTCGAGGCCGATCACCGCCATGCCGAACCCTCCCGAAGCGACCCGCCATTGCGTGTCGATCGAGAGGAAGGCGCGCGCGACGGCGAGATGCTCTGCCCAGAGGGCAAAGCGCGGCGGAGCCGGGGGCGGCTCCAGTCCGAACATCTCTGCATCGCGCGCGGCTTCATCGTTAGAGGCTCCGTTCAGTTCGGCGCGAGCCCAGGCGCGGCCGAACTCGCGGAGTTTCCCGAGCGGAGCCCCGCCGAGGCGACGTAGTAGTGGCGGATGATGGCCGAGCGGACGAAGGCGAACTCCAGCAGTTTCGTGCGCCACTCCCCGGCGCCATCGACGGGCTTCTTGTCCCGATCGACGAGCTGCTCGAAGGACACGACGATGCGATCGAGGACGGCCTTGGCGCCGCCGCTGTTCTCCAGCTCCTCCATCTCGGAGACCGGGATCGCCCGGAACCGGGTGCGCAGGACGTCCTTACGCCAGCCCTCGCCGTCGGGAACGTCGACGCGCACATCCTCCACGAACTGAGGATCCTCGATGATTTCAAACATGGCTGTCTCCTCAGGTAAGCGTCAGGGTCCACTGGTCGTTGCCCGCGTTCACCTGCGGCACGAGCGACAGCGGCCATTCGACGATGCCTTGCTGCTGGTTTAGGCCGGCCGGACGCTGCATCTGCGCCAGCGGCACGTTCAGACCGACCTTGTGACCGGCGACGGTGCCGTGTTGCAGGACGAGCGGCTGGGTGGTCTGGGCGAGCGCCAGCCCGTAGGGGTCAAGCGTCGCCAGCGGCACCGCCTCGATGGTGCAGGCGATCTTCTCGGCCTTGTTGGTGATCAGGATGTTCTCCGCCCCGATCAGGAAGCGGCCGACAACCTCGTTGCCCAGGTCGAACTCGCAGCTGCGCAGCACCAACGAGGTGCCGCCGATGGTGAAGACCGGCGTGTTGACCGAGGTGGCGACGACCGGCTTCTGCCAGGAGGTCAGCGTCGGCGATGCCTGCACGACGGCCGAGGGCGCCACGAAGAGGCCGGTGAAGGTGAACGAGATCTTCGGCACCTTCTGCGCCTCGATGCGGATGGTCGCGGTCCCGCGCGATCCGACGAGGGCGTAAAGGGTACCTTCAATCCAGAGGTAGAAGGTCCCGCTCTCATGCGCGTCGGAGACCGGGTTGTAGGTGACCGAGGTCGCGGCGACGATCGTCTCGGCCACGGCGCAGCCGCGCAAGAGCGGCCCATAGGCGGGCGGTGTCCCGGCCGCGCCGGAGCCCGCCAGTTCGACGTCGAACGACAACTTGGCGTGGATCCCGGTCGGGATCGTCGGCTGGGCGCCGAGCGTCGTCAGCTCCAGCTCCCGGCTCTCGTCCTGCCCCTCCATCGGGGAGAGCTGCACGTTCTGCGCAAGGATGGCATCGGTCGCGGCATCGGGGTTTTCGTCCGTGCCATAGGTGCTCTCGATCGCGAACAGGAGCGTCTTGCGGTTCCACTTCAGCGGGGTCGGCATGTCAGCCCTCCTTCACGGTCGGCTTGGTGGCGCCCTTGACGGGCTTCTTCGGGGCAGGCTTCAGCGCGCCCTTATCGTCGCGGATGTAGCTGCCGCCGGAGGACGGCAGGGACAGCGGCTTGTCGGTCATGTCAGGATCCTCAGTTGATCGGAGAGCTGGAACTCGAGCTGGTAGACAATCGTCCCGGCGGTCATGCTGACGATCGAGCCGCGCGCGAGGGAGAAGACGCCGGTCGCACCGGGCAGCTCGATCCCCGCGACGGCGTTCACGACCGCGTCGATAAGCTCTTCAAGCTCGGGGATCGCCTTGTCGCCCGTGCGGCTGAAGGAGCGCAGGACCAGCATCACGCCGACGATCTCGCGCACCTCCTGACGGAAGATGCCGGTGACCGCATCGACGGCGCCGCCCTGCAGCCCGAGAGGCAGCACGAAAGCAGCCGGCGTGACCTGCGGCAGCGAGTTCTGGCGCATCAGCTCGGCGAAAGCCATGGCGCCCTCGATACGACCTGTCAGCGTCGGGACCTCGGCTCCGATCCGATCGCGGATGAAGGTGACCGCGTCCATCAGATGAAGCCTTTGAGGTTGTCGGCGGTGAAGGGCCGTTCGCGATCCGTCACCTGGACGCCGCTGCCGCCCTTTTCGACCGAGGGTGTCCCGGCCGACGCCAGCGTGATGACACCGGCCGCGATATCGCGCAGCGCGCGCAGCGCTTCCTTGTAATCGGCCTCGACCTTCGGATCCGGCGCACCGACATGCAGCTTCCAGATGACGATCGAACCGGCGATATCGCCCAGGATCGCGGGCACGGGGGTGACGGGGGTCTGGTAGCGGCCAGCGACATAGCCATCGATGACGGCATCGGCGTCGGCGATCGCCTTGTCGACCACGGAGGTGTCGATGGCGCCGGTGGACATCTCACCCCGATCCGTCAGGGCGACGAGCATGCGATCACCGAACCGGGCCGTCAGATCTGCGAGGGTGGTGTAGGGCACGGGCGTTCACCTTGGACCTATGGGTCCGGGGGCCGTCTGGCTCCCCGCATGCGCGCCCCCGGAAACGCCTGCGGATCAATGCCCTCGCTCGGGGTGCATTCCCCGCCGGGGACGCTCAGGCGTCCTCGGCTTCAACGTCCTCGCTCCGGGTCTCGATCGTGGAGACCAGCAGCGGGTCAGACTGGATCGCGGCGACCTGGGCGTCGGTCAGGTCCTCGACGCGGAGTTCGACCTCGGCCTTGCCGAAGGCATGGCCAGCGCGGCGGCGGCCAATTTCCGGCCCGACGACGCGCAGGACCTCGATCTCCCGCTTCTTCTTCGCGGCAGGCTTCTTCTCGGCGGCCTTATCGGTCGCGGCGGCGGGTTTCTTCTCGACGGGATCGGTCATCGTTCGCTCCTGACTGGCGGTTCATGGAAGGGGGCGAGCGGACCCGCCCCCTCTGCAGAAACCGTCAGGTGTCAGGCGAGCCAGGGCGTGACCATCAGCTCGGCCGTGCCCTTCCACTCGTTCGTCTCGCCACCGGCGGCATATTCGGAGTTCAGCAGCTTGCGCGCCGCGCTTTCGAGCGCCGGAGGCACGACCAGCAGGAACTTCTTCAGGCCCAGAGGACGACCATAGTCGCCCTTCATGCCCATCAGCGCCGACCGCGCCGTTGCATAGTGGGCGGCATCGAGCGTCTGCTTCGAGCCCCAAGCCATCTGCCAGAAGCCGAAGCCGGTGTTGCCCCGCGCGTCGGTGCCGTAGATGAATTCCTTGTTGTTGAAGACGTTGTCGTCGGTCAGCCGGTCCTTGGCGACAAACTCGAAGTCCTTGCGCTTCTGCAGGATGATCGGCTTCAGCGCACGGCTCGTCTCCAGCAGGAACCATGCCGTTCCGCCACCGCCATCGGTGTTGGCCACGCTCTGCGGGACGCCATTTTCGTCCAACACCGGGTGATCGGTGTCGAAGAAGAACTGGTTGTCGTAGCAGTTCGCGGTGAAGCCTGCCTTCAGCTGCTCGTAGACCATCATGGCCCAGTGCGCCCCCGACGACATGCCCATTTCCCGGAACATCGGGCCGTAGATCCCGAGGTTGTCGGTCTCGATGTCGTCACGATCGACGCCAAGGGTCAGCTCGAAGGGCTTCTCCTTGATCGAATAGTCGTGCTGCTGGAGGTTCTGCACGGCGCGGGCGCCGATCCATTCGCGGACGTTCGGCACCTTGCCGAGCCAGCCGTACTTCTGTTCCTTCGTGGTGGCCGGAACGACGGTGGCGATCATCTGCCAGTCCTGATCGGCCTCGCCGAGGCCATCCTGGAAGGTGGTCTTGAAGCCGACGCGGAGGCCGTCGAGGTTCGCTGCGTTGATGAGCATGTGTGGGGTTCCTTACGACAGAACGGCGCGGGTCAGGGCTTCGTCGCAGCGCACCCAGACGCCTTGGGCGTCCACGCTGTCGACCACCCCGGCGGGCGAGCGGGTGTTGGAGCCACTCGTCTTGGCGACCGTCTGGTCGTCGACGATGTAGCAGACGTTGCCGATCTCGGCGGCGGTGATGAGATCGGCGGCGGCGGAGTTGGCGAAGCGGAAGACGCCCGGCTTGTAGTTCACCGGGGTCACACCGGCGGTGGTCGAGGCGACCTGCTCTTCCGCGCGCCCGATACCGAACGAGCCGGTGGCGGTGGCACCGGCAAGGATCTGGCCCGCCGCGTTGCGCATCAGGAGCGCACCGGCGAAGACGGTCTGGTTGGCCCCCAGCAGGCCCTGGCGGTCGTTGCCAATGGCCTCGGGGGTATTACGGTCAGCGGCAAGCGCGGGCATCAGAGGGTCTCCTGTTTGCGCTCAGCGGCGAGCGTCTTGGCATAGGCTTCGGGATCGACGCCGATCAGCTTGGCCGACATGGCCTGCTCGGCGTTCAACGCGACCTCGCCGTCCTTCGGCGCAGGCGGGACGACGGTCGTGCGGGTGCTGTCGAGCTTCGGCATCTCGCCGATCATCTTCTCGACCGTCGCGGGCTGCTCCATATGGAGCGCGATCAGATCCTCGCGATTGCTCTGGCGGACACCGGCACGGCCCTCCTTCAGGGCGCCGTCGATGAACGCCTCGGAGCGGGCGCGCGAACCCGCCTTCTTGAGCGTGTCGAGCTCGCCCTTCACGGTGGCCAGCTCGCTCTGCAGCGCGGTCACGTCGGCATTGCCAGCCTTTGCGATCTTGGCGGCCGCGACGATCGCCTTCGCGTCACTGCCTTCGACGCCGAGCGCGGTGCCGATCTCGGCGATCGAGGACTGAATGGCGGTTTCCGCGCCGGTCAGCTTCTCGACAGCGGCGAAGATCTGATCCTCGGTCGCGTCCTCGGCGAGGTTCAGCGCCTTCGCCAGCTTCTTCAAGTCGAACATTTCGTCGGTCTCCTGATTGAGTGTGGCAAGGCCACGGAAGTTCGGTCGGTTCACCAGGCTCGCCCGCAGGATGCGGACGATCTTCTTGGCCTTGTCGTGCAGGATGACGGGCGACATCGCCCGGTAGGCGCGGTCGGCGACGAGCGAGCGCCCGGCCGAGTTCCACTCGACCTTTCCCCAGATCCCGTCGGCCCGAACTTCCATCGCCGAGATCCAGCCCCGCGCGGGAGAGGCGCCACCGGAAGGTGCCGCGAGGTCCTGGGCGTGGTTCTCGTCGATCTGCAGCCGGTCATCTTCGGCGAAGCTCGCCGCGATCAGCGCCTCGGCATCCTCGATCCGGTAGGGGCCGCGCCCGTCCACGGTCATCACGTCGCCCTTCGCGGTCGGCACGAGGTGGACCCAGTCGGGAACCTCGGCGCCGTCGGGAAGCGCAAGTTCGGCCATGCAGGCCGTGAAGGGCTGTGTGGTCTTGTGCGTCATGGGGCGACAATCGCCGCTTCGCACGACCAAATCGCCCCCGAGAGGTTTCTGGGGTCAGAGGGGTCGATCAGGGGGGACTTCGAAAGAGGCGCTCAGCGCGCCCGTGAGCGGCCTCTTCCCGCGCAGGCTACTCCGCAGCCCCGGAAGTCGGCAAGGGTATTTAATGGGTATTTAACGGGGCGCTGACGCGGCATTCCGTCCTGACCGGCCGATCGCAGGCGCGTCCGCGTCGGGAAATTCGCCCGACGCCTCACTTCGGGCCACCGGACGCGGCCCCTTCGAGCCACTCTTCGACGATGTCGATCACGTTCGCGCTGTCCTGCGCAGAGAGGCCGATGAACGGCCGCGCCGGAATGTTCCCCCAGGGGATCGGTCCGCCCCGGCTCGTGCGCCCGAACTGCCCCTTGGCGGCACCACCCTGCATCACGGCCGCCTGGATACGGTTCGACCCGATCTCCACCTGGTCGGGACCGGCGCTGTAGTGGATTGTCGTCGATAGTGCCCGCGTCGGGCCGATCAGCGGCCGGAAGCTCACGCTGTCGCCGCGCGCCTTGTAGGCCTCGATCGTGGTGGGCGACTTCGGCGCCCATGGGTTGCCGTCTGGATCGACGCCGTCGGCAAAACGCTGCTTCGTCCCCTCGACCAGCACCTCGCCGATATCCTGCATCGCCGGGCGCATGTCGGTCATCGCGGCCGCCATGCGGGCAAGCGCGGCCTGGACTTCCTCGTCCTTGAGTTCGATGCGCAGCATGATTATCTTTCCAGGAGAGGTGGCAGGGACCGTTGCGGCTCTACCGCGATCGTTTCGGACGTATGGCCCAAGTCACCTCCTCCTTCCTCGCCCACTCTACTTTTTGAACATCGTCTTCAAGACCAGCATCTTGCGGCGTCTTCGGATCTCGAACACAACCGTCCAGGTCTGATTGCCGACCCTGATCTTCATGACGACGCTGGGCCGCGCCTGACCTTTCTGAACATCACCCGCCTCGATTGCCGTTACAAAATCGAGGTGGCTCGCCAGATTGGCGAAATCCTCCACCGTGACCGCAGATTGACCGCGCGCCGTCTCCGATATCGCATCGAAATGCCCGGAGGCGACATGGCGGATCGCATCCTGTTCAAGGTTGAAGTCGAAGCCAGCCACATCAAATCCGGCCGACCGTACCGCCTCGACATGCGCCGAGGTAAGACGACCGAGTGTCTTGTAGGCGTCGGCCGGTGCCGCGCTCCCGCCGGTGAGCGTGGCCTTCACGAAGCTCCCGACCGAACTTCGTAGTGAAGGAAGCTGGCGGTACCCACTGGCAAAATCGTCGACAACACCCGCTGGCAGAGAGGCCATGAACTCCTTCGCCAGGACATGTTCCCACTTGATGGTTTTCTCGGTCATGGTCGCGATCGTATCGCTCACCGTATCCCCCGGCGCGTGATCCCACCCTTTTCCGATGCCTGGCGGCGTCCCGGTTCGGGGATCGACACTGTCCCAACCTGACGGTGGCGTCGTAAAGCCGGGTTTCCCTCCCAAACGGATCGCGCCGCGCATGGAGCGCGCGCCAGCCACGCGGCAGCCGCAGCCCCAGCCATTCGGCGGATAGTGCGCAGCCCAGAACGGATCGTCGGCAGGCAGGACCAGCCCATCCCACGAGAGGTGATCGAGGCGAGGGTGTTCGGCCCCGCTGTGGCGATAGACCCAGAGCGGGAACTTCGCCTCGCGCATTTGGGCCAGCCGCCCGGCCGAATAGGTCGTGGCGACGTTCGTGCGATAGATGACGCGGGTTCGCCATGCCTCGCCCTTCTTCGTGCCCTCTCCTGTCCAGCCATGCCAGCCGTGCCGTTCCACGATGTCCCGAAAGTCGCGGCGGAAGTCCTCGAGCGAGCCGCCCTCGGCGACAACGCGATCGACGGCGGCGGCGAGGTCGGCCAGGAGATCGGCCTTGACCGCTCCCGCCACCATGAAGGCCCGGTCATGCTGGGCGCCTGTCAGGTCATCCCAACGCGCCGTCGGCCGAAGATCCCCGAAGCGAAGCCGCAGCGCGGCGACCTGCTCCGGGAACGGCTTGCGGAAGATGCCGCTCAGATCCTCAGGCACTGTCCTCCTCCGCGCTTGCCCGCCCGGCGAGCTCGGCCGCCAGAAGACCGTCGGCCAGCGCCTCCGTCAGCGGCCCGTCGTCGAGGTTCGGATAGGCCTCCCGCAGCATGACGCGGAACTCATCCAGAGACCCGGCGGCACCCAGCATCGCCTCGATCTGGCCGAGCATCTTGCCGACGGCCGGGCCGCCTTCGCCCGCAAGACGTTCGGTGATGAGATCGACGGGATCCGCGCCCGTCGTCACCCCGGCACTCTGGGGCGCCTCGACCGCGCCCGGATCGGCCTGTTTTGGATCGGCCGTGGCGTCCGGTTTCGCGGCCGGTGGCGCGTTCGGATCGGCAACCGGCGGCTCCGCCGCCTTCGGCTGCCCGAGAAGCTCCGCATCCTTGCCGGGATCGGAGAGGCCGAGCCGGTCACGCATCTCGCTCTGCTCGACCCGCATGCCGAGGGGCACGAGCCTTACGACGGCATCGACAAGGCCCTTCAGGTCTTCCTTCTCGGGACGGGCAATGACCAGGCGCGGATAGCGCTTCTGCGGACCGAACTCGAGATCGACCCAGGGCCGGATCAGGTCGCGGTTCAGGATCGCCGAGAGAGCGCGCGCATCGGCCCGCTCGATGTCCTCCTGGACCTGCCGGTGCTCCTTGCCAGACCCGAGGCCGCCGGTGACGGCATCGGTGGTGGCGGTCTGCCCGAGGACGGCCTTCGAGATCTGCTTGTCGAGCCAGTCGGCTCGGCGCTCGTAGAGATCCGAGGTCTGGCCGACCGACTTGGTCTCGACGAACTCGATCTCCATGCCTTCCGGGATGATCGCCGCGCAATCGCCAGCGATGTTCGCAACCGCCCTGAAGAGGATGTTCTTGTCCTCATCGCTGGCGTTCGGCCCGAACTTGCCGAGACGCAGGGGCTGGCCATAGGTCTGCGTGAAGATCGCCCAGTCGCGCTGGGTGAACGCCTTGAACATCCATGCCCAGGCGGCCGCGCGGGCGAGGCCGGAGCGCAGGACCAGCCCGGACTTCGCCTTGATCGAGGCGAAGATGAACTTGAAGGCAGGAAGGGGTTCCTCCTGCCCGTGTTCGCTCAGAAGAAGGGGTGTGGCGAGGTTCGTCCGGTCGAAGCGGAACCAGCGCGGATCGCGGTATTCCAGCCGCTCCGGCATCCACTGGCCCTCGGACGTGTCCCAGATGATCTCGGTGAAGGAATAGCCCTTCCCGATGCAGTCGAGGATATCGAAGAGCTCCTCGGTCAGCTCGTCGCGGCGCAGCCAGTCGCGGATCATGTCCGCGATTTTTACGTCCTTCGGATCATCGGAGGCCGCCTCGACCGACACGTCGATCTGGCTGACGGAGCGGCGCCGGGTACCGAGGACGCCGAGGTAATGCGGATCCCGCTCCTCGATCGTCTCGGCCAGCTCCAGATAGCGCACCGTGTCACCGGCATCGGCATCGCGCAGGATCGCCGCCAGGCGCAGCGGGTTGAGGCCATCGGCAGGGTATCCCGACAGGGGCGAGCGAATGCCCGTCAGGGTCGGAACGGCGACCTCATCTGCCAGCTGCTTTCGGGAAACGGGGTTGCCCCAGCGGTCGAGGAGAGTGGGTGTAGCCATTACAGGTATCCTCCGGCATCGAGCCGATCTATGATTTCATGGACCACCTCCACTTCACCCGCGCTCACCATTTCGGCGGCAGACCTGCCTGCAAGCTGCGGGTGCGGTCTGGTCAACCAAACCTCGATTTCAGGCTCAGTGTAGAACTCCGCGAGACGCTGACGGACGGGGCGGCGATCGGGCTTCATCAGATGCTCCCCCGGATCGCGGCACCGGCCGGACTGCGCCACCAGCCGCGATCTTCTGACCCGTCATCGGGGCCGTCGCCCTGACCGGACGAATTGAGACCCCGATATTCATAGTCCTGCGCGGGGCTCGTCCCGGCCGAGACGGCAAGCGCCATAGCCCAAAAGCGGTCCGCGTGGCCGTCCGTGTCGCTGTCGGCGATGAGGCGGCGAATGCCGGTCACGCCGACCTGACTGCGGATCGCATGAAGGTCGGCGCGCAACACCGGATCGCCCGCCGGGATCCGGGTCTTCCGGTCCTGCATCGATTCCTTCAGATCGGTCGCAAGCTCCAGCCGCGCGGGAGAGGTAAAGAGAACCCCCTCGACCCGGACCTGACCGTGGCGGCGCTTGGCATCCTCGACCGGCTTTTCGCCCATGCCGGTCTGGTCCATGCGGCAGCGGACCACGCGGTACCGGCGGAACACCTCGTCCAGAAGCCGGTCCTGCTCCTGGAACGAGATCCGGCGCTTCGCGATGATCTCGCGCACCCAGAGAACATCGCCCACCGCCTCAAGCACGACGATGACGAAGAGGTCGTTGCGGGCCGCGATGTCGACGCCAACGAAACACGGCCCGCCCTGATAGTGCTCCTTCATCCCGGCGGCGGCATGTTCGCAGGCGGAGATCAGGTCGTAGTCGAGCCAGGCCGATGCGGCATCGAGCCACTGCAGCTCGAATTCCTGCGCCCAGGCATCCTCGTCGGCGATACCCTTCCGCAGCTCTTCAATATCGACATCAAGGCCCTGTTTAACGGCCTCGTAAATATCGACGTGATGGCGGGACCAGTTGGAGCCCTCGGCCGTCATCAGCTGGAAGAACATGTTGCCCTTGCCGTTCGGGGTCGAGATCACGCGGATCTTGTGACCGCCCCGCGCGGCGACCGGAAAGGCCGATCCCCAGATCCGACGGCTGTCGGCATGGAAGGCGAATTCGTCGAGGAGCAGGTTGCCGCCGAAGCCACGCGCCGCGTCGGGCGACGCCGACAGCGCCGTGACCCGGCTGCCGCCCGGAAACCGCACCTCGTGGGTCTTGTAGCTCGCCTCCGGCACATCGACCATGTAGACGCGGTCACCTTGCGTCACCTCTCGGGAATGCGCCGGGACGTGGAACTGGCCCTCCTCGAACACCGGCTGGCCTCCACGCGACAGGCCGCGCAGCACCTCGTAATAGGCGCGCGTCATCGGCTTCAGCGCATCTTCCATCGCCTCCTTGGCGGTGTTCTCCGAGCGCGAGAGGATCGTCCAGCGCGTCTTGCGCCCGTCGATCTCCGCCTGGGTGCAATCGGCCACGATCTCGCCGCAGCTGCCAAAGGTCTTGCCGCCACGGCGCGTGAACATGCCGATCTTGAAGCGCGACTGGTCCGCGATCCACGCCCGCTGATAGGGCAGGAAGTTGATGATCGGGCTGTCCGGGGCGAGCGCCGACATGGGTCAGAGCTCCCGGATCGACATCAGGTACGGCAGCCCGCGCCAATGCGCGATCGAGAACCGGCGGCCGAGATGCTCGATCCGCTCCCGGCGCCCGAAGAGGAACGCGGCAAGGATCGTGCGCAGCGGCCTGATCTTGAAGTTCAGGTTGGCGGCGAGGACGAGGCGCCCGATCTCGGCGTGTTCGTCGGCGAGGTGTTTCATGGGTTCACCGCGCGGCATCGAGATGTCCACCAATTCCTAGGCCGAATTCGATGTGCCAGCCGATGTCGGAAAGGGCCTTCCACAGAGTGGCTTCTAGATCGCTGTCCAGAGGCCGGGCCGCTCGCGAAACCGACACGCCTCCCCGACGACGCGCCTCCCTGATCGCGTCCTCCCTAGCTGCACGCGTGGTCGCGAAATCGCGTCCCTTCTTGCCATTAGTGTCCACCCACCGGAACGCCATCACGCAAACCCCAAGATCTGGCGGGCCTTGACACGGAAGTCCTCTGTGATTTCGCCGTTTTCGGTGGCCAGAACGAGTTTCGCGTCGAGCCGCTTCTGCTCGGCATCCATCAATTGCTCGCGGATCCCCGACGACTGCATGATGTCCTTCATCATGCGGCCGAGGAAATGCAGCTCCTTCGGATCGATCTCGTCTCCGGTCTTGGCCATCTGGGCTTGCATGACCTTGAAGGCGAGAGCGGTGATCATCTGGAAGAGGATGTTGTGACGCTTGGCCTCGTCGCCGATCCCCTGCTCGGTCATCCACTCCTTCGCCCAGGCGTCGGCCGCCTTCTGCACCTTGACGAACTCGGCATACTGGACGCCGAACTCCTGCAGCGCGGATTTCTGGATGCGGAGCTCCAGCCCGGCTTCTTCAAGCTTCCAGTTCAGCTCCTCGGCGATGGCAACGTAGTCGCCGAAGCCGCTCTTGCGCAGCGCCTCTTCGAGCCACTCGCGCAGCTCCTCGGGCAGTAGATCGACCTTGCGGGGGCTGGGCATGTCAGCGCCTCGGCCGGGGGCGCTGGATGTCGGGATGCGTGGCCATGCCGCGCGCGATCTCCACACCGCGCCGCGTCGCGCTGACGACCGAGAAGTCCTGCGACCCGGTCACGTCGATGAACCCCTGCTCCTTCAGCCAGGCAAGATCGGTCACGACCTGGTCGCTCGATGACGGCAGGCCAAGCCCCTGAAGGACACCCTGCAGGATCGAGCTGTTCGAGGTGTAGTCCGGCACCTCTTCCAGATGGCGCAGGATCGCGAGGCGGCGGTGCTGGCGGACGGTTTCGGCGTAGTCGGTCATCGTTTGGCTCCATCGAGGAGGTGGCTCTCGTGGCGGTCGACGGAGAACTCGATGCGCTTGATGATCTCGCTCGTGCCCTTCATCTCGGCGCGCATCTCGCGCAGATATCCGCCAAGCTCTGTGATCGAGAGCTGCATCTTGTGGACGTCCTCGCGCCCAGGCATGCCCGTCAGGGTCTGCTCGACCGAGGACAGACGCGCCTCGTGGCTGTCGATGCGGATCCGGTTCTGTTCGATCGACTTGGCGTTCGTGCGGCTGCCAGATGCCATCAGGTTCCAGACCGTCAGGCCGAAGGTCAGCAGCTGCGAAAGCGCGATGACCCAGACGACGAAGGGCGAGATATTGAGGACTTCGGCACCCATCAGCGGCGCCCCGTCCATTTGGCCATCAGGTCTTTCGCGGTGTGTCCGCCCATGTAGAGCGACATATAAAGCGCGCTGAGCTGCAGGAGGATCCCGAGGTCGGTAGGCGGCAGGGCGGTCTTCCAGATCGCGTTGGCGACGTGCAGGATCACGAGGTTCCACAGCCAGATGAACCCGAGACCGTACATGCCGAGCGGGCGCCAGGCGCGCGCCCAGAGCGGGTCCTCAGCCTCCATGCGGTAGGTCTCCTGCCGGGCCGCAAGCTCGGCCATGTAAAGCGGCACAAGCTCCGCCACCTCCGGCTCGGCGGCGACCATGGCGGTCATCACCTTGCCCGGCTCATCGACCGCCAGCTGCTCGAGCTGGTCGGGCGCAACACCGGCGTGGCGGGCGACGACGCCGATCACGTCGGTGGCCAGCTGTGCATTCCCCTCACCGATCTTGCGGGCGAGGATGTCGCGGATGATGGGGACGCCGACCTGGGCGGCCAGCGCGATGAGGGCAGGCACCATGTCAGGCCTCCTTCCGGTTCGGTTTCGTGGCGGCCTTCACGGCCCACATCGCCGCCTCTTCGGTGGCGGTCTGGGCCAGCGCCTTCAGCCGACCGCGCTCGCGGCTGGCCTCGTCATCGATCGCCACGCGGGACGTCGAATGTGTCGCGATCCCCTCGATCAGGTCGATCAGGCGGGCGGCGGCGGACTTGATCTCGGCGACCTGGTCGTCGCCGGACGGGTTGAACGTCACGCCGACGCGGTATTCTCCCTTGGTCATGGGTCACTTGCTCCTGAGCCAGGCTGCGGATTTCGGGGCGAAGCGCTGGATCTTCGCGGCGACCACGTCGCGATAGGTCCAGGCGAGATAGAGGCCAGCGATGGCGACGCAGATCAGGACGACGCCAACGGCCGTCGCCGAGGTCTCCATGCCGATGCCCGGCACCTGCGTCGCGGCACCACCAGCGCCACCGGCGGCGGCAACGGTGCCGGTCTTCGTGCGGGCATCGAGGCGGCGTTGCAGGGTGGTCAGCGTGGCACGGCCGAGGATGCCATCGACGGTCAGGGCATGGCGCTCCTGGAACGCGCGGACGGCGGCCTCGGCCACGAAGTCGGGATTGGGACCGGGATCGTAGCCGAGCGTCTTCAAAGCCTTGCGGACGTCCGCCAGCTCGGCGTCGCTCAGGCGCAAGGTGATGACGGCCATGCCGGGGCGGCGCTTCGGCTTCGCCGTTTGCGACCCGTATGTCCCGTCGAGGATCAGATCGGCCTCTTCCGCGCGGCGGCGCTGCAGGCCGGGCAGGACCTTGCCGCCGCCCTTGACCCACTTCAGAAGGCCCGCGCGAACCCCCTTCCGATTGTCCATGTGCCAGGCATCGACCCAGCTCGCGCGCTTGATGGCGCCGGTGTTGAAATGGAAGCTCAGCGCGCCGTCGAACTCATGTTGGGCGCAATCGACCTGCCCGTAGCGGCTCAGGGCATAGCGCACCGCCGGTTCGTAGTTGCGCCGCAGGGCGAGCGTCAGCAGGCGCGACGCCTCCTCGGCCGTGATCGTCATGCCGGGCTTCGGATCTACCACGCCAGAGGCCTTGGTCAGGCCCGCGCCGATGGTCAGGACGCCCACGGCATCGCGGTAGGCGCGCAGGACAATGCCTTCATGCCGTTCGAGAAAGCTCAGACCTTCATGGCTGACCTCCATGTCCATAGGGATACACCTCGAGTTGATCGCACGAGGAACATCACCTTTGGTGGGGGGATAAATCGCCCCCGAAGGTCTTCAGGGGGAAGCCGATCCGGTCGGCCGAGGCACTTTGTCAGATGGATGGATCAGCTGTCAAAGGGGACTTTAAGGCTCGGATATCTCGAGCTGAACGAGGCAGATGGTCCAGCCAAAACCGCGCTGGGCTTGTCCGGTTTCGACGACCTCACGCGCCATCTGATCATCGACATCGTGGATCGCTCCGTTCTTCTTTCTGGCATGGCGAACAGCGTCCGGCGATGGTTTCGACAACCAGATTGCCATTGGCTCGCCGCACCCGTCATGACCGAAGTCGTCGTACATCACCCAAGCTGTCGACGTCATTGATCGCTCCTTACATCACACTGGCGCGCGCGCCGAAATCCTTCGATCCAGCTTTTCCGGTGTTCGTAGCGTTTGTAGGGGCAATCGCTCTCACGAAACGCCGGATCAGTTCCAGCAGCAAAGCCTTTGGTATCCGCGAGTTCAAGACCGCGAATGTAGGGACAGACTGCCCTTCTGTCGTATCGCATCGATTTCCAACTCCATACGGGAGAGACCTCAGTGACCAAGCTTTTCGAGCACGGCAGCGCGACGCTCGTTGCCCAATAGGAGGGGATCGATTCCCGCCCCAATCAGGATCTCAGCCGCACGGACGAACAAAGCGGAAAGCTCAACATTCACCGAACGCCAATTGCCATTGGGATATGCTTTATCATGGCGCATGACGGCATCTCTGATTTCATCTGACAATCGCATTTTGGCTCCTATTCAAACGGCAGGTCCATCTGCCGGTCATCGCCGCCACTCATCTCGGCGCGGTAGCTCTGCACCGTGCGGCTATGGAGGTCACAGGCCAGCGCCACCTGGGGGACGGAGGCGCCCTCGCGCAGCATGCGGATCGCCTCGGCCTTGCGCGCCTTGGCGCCGCGCATCGTGCCGCAGGGCAGCTTCAACCGGCCGGGTCCGATTTCACGGATCATCTTCTCGGTAGCCTGCAGCCCGACGATCTCCGACAGCATCGAGCCGCGCGCGAACTTCGGGATCGAGATCTCGGTCCCGCCCCGGCGCTTCAACAGCCGCTCGGTCAACTCGCGACCGATCGCCTCCTCGATCTGTCCGGCGATGCCTGGCAGCGCGTCCATCACTCCGGCCGCTCCTTCCGCTGACGGCCGCACCGAAGGTCCGGGCGAGAGGCCTCCAGCACGGTGGTGACGTGCCCCTCCTGAAGCTTGTAGATGAACCCGTCGACCTCGACGCCCGTGACGCCCATCTCGACGCCGCGATCGACACGACGGCCGATCTCGCGCCGGAGCGTTTCCACATCGATCTTCAGCACCCGCTCGATGTAGCGGACAAGGGCATGATCGGAGACGACGACGATCGGCTTCTTCATGTGTCCACCTCGATCCCGTTCCGGCGGCACATGGCCTTCAGCGCATCGACGATGTCGGAGATCTCCGACCATTCGTGCATGGTGTCGATGTCGATCGGGACCGAACCCCACTTCTTCTCGAAGCGGGCACGGATGAAGGCGTTCAGCCCCTTCGCCCCGCCGACCCGCACGGCGCCCTTCTGGTGCAGCAGGCGCCACATGACGTGGCAGAACCGCACGTCGGCGCGCGGGGCGGCCTTCCGCCCCTTTGCGGGCCGCTTTCGATCGAACGGCTTGAAACCCCGCTGTTTCAGGGCCTCGACCATCTTCTGCAGATCCCTGTCGGTCATGTCGGACATGCTGGTCTTGCCGGTCACGACCAGCTGCAGGTCGTGCCGGGTCTCGTTGTCGATACCGAGATCGCGACACCCGACATGGATCATCCGCTGGAGGGTCCGATCAGCCATGGCGCACCTCCTTCGGCGGCGCGACGGCATCCGCCATGGCGCGGGTGAGCGCGTTCAGGTCGATCCCCCAGGAAGGGCCGTTCTGGACCGTCAGGTAAAGGCCGCGCGTCGTCAGAACGACCTGTGCTTCGGCGCCACCAACGGTCGCCTCGGCCTCACCGAGGCGCTGATCGACGGGATTGGGCCGGGATAGGTAGACCGGCACGGAAATGGTCACGACGGGGTTCATGACGCGGCGCCCCCTGCCCAGGCGGTGACGGCCTTTCCATTGCCACCGATGGCCGTGCCAGAGCGGACCGCCAGACCCTCCTGCTCAAGCCTTAAAAGGGTGGACGACACGCTGCTGGTATCTTTGCCCAGGTGCGACGCGATCTCAGCGGCCGATTTCGGTCGGCCGGTCAGCTCTTCCAGAATGTCGGCCTTCAGGCTTCCCCAGATGCGGACCTCGCCCCCAGGACCGCCCTTGCGCATCCTGCGGGCTGTTTCCATGGCGCTCTTGCGCAGGAGCCCGGCATACTCGATCTCGTTCATCAACCCTGCCACCCCTTGATGACCATCTCGGCAAGAGCCGCCAGCAGCATCAGCCAGGCAGAGACGCTGACAACAAGGCCGGGAAGGATCCACCATCCGCTCGGCAAGCGCCGCGAGCCATGATCTTCAGTGCGCATGGTTGATCCTCGTCGGCACGAGATGCGACCAATCGCCCCGTCCATCGATGACGTCATCGAGCCAGTCAGGGCCGGGTGACGGAGACGGGGTTCCTACCTGGGCCTCGATCGAGCGAATGAGGGCGATCAACTCGCGCGCCTCGGCCCGGCTTTCCTCGCCCATCGTATTTGGCCGGGGCTCGATCTCGCCGGTGGCGTTGGTCACCAGGTAGCTGTCGCACTCGATAATTCCGAACAGCGTTTCACGCAGCCATGACAAACACTCTCGCAGGAGCGCCTCGTTCTTCTGGAACATGTTCATCACGCCATACCCCCGGTCTGCTCCATGAGGTTGCGCACCACCTGCCGGTTGCCCTCGGCAAGGTTCGCCTGGACGATCTGCATGGCCTGCTCCGGCGTGACCTTCCGCTGATCCTGAAGCGCGATCAGCTGACCGACGAAATACGACGAGATGGCGAGCATCTCCTGCGCGTCGACGGTATACTGGTGCTGCCGGAACAGGCCGATCAGCTTCAGTCGAAACGCCTCATGCTGCTCTTTCGGGGCGACGATCTTCATGCCTTGCGTCATCGGGATACCTCAGCTGCTCATCAGGACCGGGCCACTACGCCCGGCCGACCGACCGCCGGTTGCCCGGCGGTGGTTTCGCATCAGGATTTCGCGGCCTTGAAGGCCAGATGCCGGGACGCCGGGATCTGGATGGCCTCGCCGGTGGCCGGATTACGGCCGTTCCGCGCAGAGCGGTCGCGCATCTCGAAGCGGCCAAAGCCTTTGATGGTGACCGGCGTCCCCGCTTCGGTCAGGGCGCGGATCGCTGCGACCGTCGCATCGACCGCGTCCATTGCCTGCGCGTGGCTGTTGAGGCCCGCCGCCAGCATCACGCTGGACGCGAGATCTGATTTACCAGCTGTCTTCATGTTTCCCTCCTTCGGGGGTTGGTGCCCGCGACCATCGCGGGCGGATCAGGTTTCCATGATGGATTTGCCGAAGCCCGGCTTCTGGACCGGCGGGCGCGCCCATTCCGGGATCCGCACCGCGACCGCTCCGGCCTTCGGGGAATGGCTCACCGCGAGCTTCTCGGCCGGGCGCTTGCCGGGTGCGGTCTGCATCCACGGCGCGACCTTCAGCGCGATCGACCCCTTGATGCCGCCGCTGAACTCCATCGCGTTTGCATCGCCGCGATCCGCGACGGAAAGCGTCAGCAGGTGGCGCGATTTGCTGTCGTCGTCGATCGAGAGCTGAAGGCTGTCCTTCTCGGGGTTCAGAGGGCCGCCGAAATAGGTCTCCTGCGCTTCCCGCGTGATGCCGATCCTGATGTACTCACCGGACTTGCTGTCGCCTTTCGCGATCGAAAACCCGCTGGAGCTCGTCGGCGCGGCCGCAAAGGGCTTGAGGTTGATAACCGCCATCCCTGCCCCCTATGCCTTCGCCAGATCGATGGTGACGGCCTCCCAGGGCGCGTCGGCGGTCTCGCGGCGATAGAAGCGGACATAGCTCTTCGATCCGACCACCCGCATCGCGTCGCGGATCGCCTTCATGGCGCTCTTCCAGCGCTCGTCGGCGATCTCAAGCCGCAGCAGCGAATAGAGCGCGGCGCGGTTGATCTGACCCTCCTTGTCGGTGTTGAAGGCCTTCGTGATGACGGCCTTCAATGGCGCTTCGGCCGAAGCGGTCCACTCGTTCAGGCATTCATCGACAAGGGTCTTCGCGATCTGCAGCTCGGGGCCGAACTGGATGTTGTCGGCAACCTGGACGGTGATCTTCAAAAGCCCGTCGTAGGACATCAGGGTCTTGTTGCCCTTCTTGCCGCCGACGGTCGCGCCGTACTGTTCGGCAAGGAGCGCTTCGAAGGCGTCGAGGTTGGCATGGAAGTGGCCAAGGAAGCGCGAGAGCTGCTCGGAGAGCGCCACGGCGTGGCTCATCTCCGCGCGCACCAGCTCGTCCTCCATGACGTTCTGCGGTTTCACGGTGCCGATCGGCAGCTTCGCGCCATCGGGGCCAAGGATGTGCTCGTCTCCCTCGATCATGACGCGCCCCGTGGGGATCTTCGCCGGGGGATAAGGTCTCGGTTCGGGTGTCATGCCCGTTCTCCTTCGGTGTGGGGGATCTTGTTGGGTGGGGGATAGGACCCCGGATAGACCGGCTTGACGCCAAGGATAGCCAGCAGGAGCGCCATCGCTTCGACCTCGTCGGCGCTGACCAGCGTGGCGCCGCGCAGCCCGTCGCGATCGACCTTGCCGACGCCACGCGCCGCGCGCTCGGTCAACTCGGGGATGGTGAGGCGGCTCATTGCGCCACCTGCCGGACATAGTGATCGCGCGCCGATTGCGCGACCGGCCTCAGCTTGTCGATGATGTGCTCGACGGGAACACCCTGGCGCGCGGCCGTGAAGCCCAGCATGTTCCAGGCGGCGACCTGCAGCGCATCGTGATAGTCGAGATCGACGAGCGCCTGTTCGACCAGCGTGGTAACGATCGCGGTCTCCTTGGCCGTCAGAACATCGTCTGGGGTCGGCTGCGGTTCATTCATCGGGCGCTTCATTCGGGGTCTCCTTCCGGTTTCGGGGGCAGTTCACGCAGGCGCGGTACATGCGCACCCTGAGCGAGTTCACGTTGACGAACTGGCGGGCCTTTTCCCGCCAGTGGCGGCACTCGTGCATCGGGATCGTGCCGAGAGCCGGGCATTCGACGCGGGCATTGCGGAACACCCCGTTAAAGAGCTCTTCAACGGCCTGCAGATCGCCCGGATACTTCGCGCGCAGCACCTGGCTGATCAGGGACGAGGAGCGGCCAAGCTGGGCCGCCACCTTGTTCTGGGAGGTGGCGGAACATTCGGCGGCCAGGGCCTCGACCCATTCGGGCAGCGCGTCCTTCCAGGCGGCGCGGGCGATATCGACGGGGCTGGTCATGTCCGGCCTCCGTCCGCGATATGGGCATATTCCTGCAGGTTTTCGTCCCACACCGCGCGGATGCGCCGCTCGCAGGGGGGAAGAGGTCCGGTGTTGCGGATCAGCCGGTAGACCGCCTCACGGCGGCCCGGCAGACCCTTGCGGTGGACCCTGATATGCGCCGACCGCACCAGCATCTGGCAATAGGCCAGCGCATCTTCGACGGAGACCTTGACGTCGGTGGTGTTGGAATGCGCCGCGAGGTCTGTGGGCGTGAAGGTGCCAAGGCCGCGCATCGCCCGCCACATATTGCCCTGGGCGGTCCCGGTGCGCAGATAGGTTCCATCGCGCCGGGTCCGGCGCGGCAGCTCGGTCTGGCCTTCCTTCACGGCAAAGCGCAGGCGGTTCTTGTCACCGCGCCCGATCTCGACGACGGCGCCTGACCGGCGCCAGTCCGCGACGATCTCCCGGACCACCTCGGCGCCAAGATGCACCTCGGCCGCGAGGGAGTAGCAGGTGAAGCTGTTGAGGCGCAGGGCGGCTGCCCATGACGCCTGTTCCATTGGCCGCGTCCGCGAAACTTTCGGCATCACACAACCCTCCGGCGCTGGGCCGCGCCGCCAAGGTTCCGGCGCGGGTCGGGGGCGGAGCCGGTGAAGAAGTCGGTCTTGCCCCAGCCCTTCATATCGAAGTGATCCACGCCCTTCGTCCGCGCCACCTCGTGAACCCGCAGCAGGTTCACGCAGATCCGCCGGATCGAGAGGTTCGACCTCTGCAGGAGGTGCTGGCGCAGGTCTTCGGCAAGCTCGACACCGGGGCAGTAGATCTTGGCCAAATGGTTCACGTCGTCGATCGAGCCCGGCTCGGCTGCGACCCAGTCGAGGATGCGCCCGTGAAACCGCTCCCAGGCCTGCAGCTTCTGCGGCAGGAGCTCCTCACCGATCAGCACGATCGCGGCGCCGGAGCTTTCGTAGATGTCGCGGACGATCTCGACCATCTTGCGCTGGACGAGGAAGTCGGCCTCGTCGATCAGAAGGGGCCGACCACTGCGGGCCAGCTCGTCGCTGATCTGGTCGACCATGTCCGCGATGGTGCGCTGCGGCTTGACCGACAGGTCGGCGAGGATCGCCTCGCAGAACTTCCGGGCGGTCCAGACCGACTTGACCTGCACCAGGTGGGCGTCGAACTGGTTGGCGCCGTAGACGCCTGCCGTCGTCTTCCCGAACCCGGAGGGGCCGTAGTAGCAGGCAAGCCCCGGAAACCCGTGCGGGCGACGCTGCACCCGGTCGATGAGCGCCACAAGGGCCGACACGTTCTTCAGGGGGGCTACGCTGTTGTAAAGTCCACTGTCCTTTGCCATTCTCTTCTCCGTTACTGCTCAACCCACCGCTCAGGGGTCTGCCGCCCCTGGGCGGTTCTTCTCACCCGAACATCGCGTCACCGAAGTCCTCGTGGAGGATCTTCAGGGCCGCGTATTCCGAGGTGTCGATGTAGGCGATGAGCCAGCGCTGCTCCTGCGCGCTGACCTCCCCACCTGCTTCCAACCTGCGCTCGAGCGCGAGGGCGCGGCGGAACCTGTCCCGCTCGCCCTCTTCCGGCTCTTTCGCCGCCCGATGCTCCGTCAGATCCGCGACGATCTTCTCCTGCCAGCGCGCGACGTCTTCCGGCACGCCCACTTCCTGAACCTGCTCCGGCTTGCGGCCGAAGACCGGCCGCACCACCTTCGCCTCGACCGGCTCGGACATCGGAAGCGCCGCGTCCGAGAGGAGCGCTGCCACATCGGCCGCCTTCATCTTGCGATGGGCGTCGAGCGCGGCCCGTTCGGCATTCATCCAGGCCTTGCGGGCCTTCGAATGCGCGCGCGCCTCCTCGGTGTCGAAGAAGCCTGCCTTCAGCTTGCAGGGCGCGCGGCCGAGATAGCTGTTGTCGGCGGAATAGACGTGCAGCCCATCCCAAAGCGCGGCCGGATCGAAGCGGGCGATGACCTTCTGCCCGGCGATCTCCGCCATCCAGGGCGCCCAGTATTCGTTGCCGAGGAAGGTCAGAAGGCCACTTCCGGTCGCCCCGCGCAGGCCCTCGGCCCCCATGAGCCAGAGCCGCCGCTGCGCTTCGGTGGCCTTCTGGATCGGTGCCGCCGCATAGGAGGCATCGAACACCTCGGCAAAGCTCTTGCCATAGGCGATGTCCGACCAGCGGCCGGGCCGGGTATTATGCTCCTCGATCCCGTCGGCGACGACGGCGAGGAACTCCTCCAGATCAATGGCACGGTTGCCGTAATCCTCCGGCTTGGCATCGGGTCGGTTGCCGGTATAGGCCCCGTCGAAGCGGGGATCCTTGGCGATGGTATCGCACATGTCGCGGAACGCGCGTTCGATGGGCTTCGACTGACCGGAATAGGGCGTCGCCCAATGGATCTCGCACCCAAGCGCCACGAAGAGGCCGGGCAGATCATCCTCGCGGACCTTGAAGCGGTACCGCGTCGGCGAACCGCCGGTCAGGGCCTTGGCCGCGAACTCCCGGCCGTTATCGAGAAGAACGTGTTCCGGGATACCCCATGTCTCGATCATGTCACCTGCGGCGAGCCGCACAGCATTGGCGTTCGGGGTCTGATCGACGCGCCAGGCAAGCACCCGGCCGGAATAGATGTCCTGAAAGGCGACCATCTGGGGTCGCGTGACGACGCCTTCCGCCTCGCCACGCTCGGCGGGCCAGCGGACGAAAACGTCGAACTTGTGGAAGTCGGCGTTAACCGCCTGCAGAGCATGCAGGCCGCTCTTGTCGCGGGTTTGCGAGGGATAAAGGCGCTTCAGCGCATCGATCCCCTTCCGGGCGAGCACCTGGGTCGCCTTGGAGACTTCGGCATTGAAGCGGCGCCGCACCGTGCGCTCGTCGGTGACCGCCCAGCCGTTCTTCGCGGCGACCCGCGCGGCGCGCCGGTAGCAGCTGGTGAAGCTGGGCGCTGCAGGGCGCAGGTAGTCCGACTTCAGCGTGTCGAAGAAGTCGCCGTCAATCTCGATCTTGGTGCTCTTGCGACGCGCAATGCGGTGGCGGGGCGCGAGGTAGGGAAGCCGGTCATCTCTTCGGACCCCCTCAATCATGGCAAACCAGTTCCAGATCGACCGGCACCCGACACCCTCCATGCGGGCAATGTCATGGGCCGCCCCGAACTTCGTTCTGGCGGGGGCGAGCGCCTCGACCTTCTGGATGATCTCAAGGCGACGGCGGGCCACCTCCTGCGTCTTCTCCGGCAGGCCCTCGAACCATGTCCAGGCGGTGTTCCTGTCCATGTCCTCGGTCTTCGGCCGGTGCGGCATCGGCATTGATGTCTGCGCCAGAAGCGCCTTCTGCGCGCGCGACGGGAACAGGTGCCAGTTATACTCCCAGCCGCCACCCCGCCCGCTTCTGCGGCGGGCAAGCTTCGGATTTGTGCGCCAGCGAAGTCGCTTTGCGAGGGCCTCTACGCCCTGTCGGCTCTCCGGCATATCGACGAGCTTGCCATCGGCAATCTCCGACGCAGTCCACCAGATGCGCTCCGGTTCGAGGCTCATTCCGCCGCCTCCCGCCAATGGTCAAGGCTGACACCCTTGTTCTGGGCTTCCCAGATGTCGTGGGCGCGTTCGAACAGGAACCGCTTCTTCGCCGCCAACGGGGCGCGATCCCATGCTGCTGAAAGGGCCTTGAATGCGGCTTCAAGGACATCTTCTTCCGCGTCTTTCGCCGCCTCCATGCCATCGGTCGCGCGCTGCTGGCGCGCGGCCGCGACGGACTTGGCCGCACCGTTGCTCAGGGCGATGCAGATCTGCGCCCGCTCGTGGGGATCCTCGATCCGGGACAGCGCCTGCATGTCCTGGATGGTCACCGGCTTCGGCGCGGCGCGGAGCCACCGCACCTCGTCCTTGCTGAGCGCATCACCGATCGCCACCAGGCGCCGCACATGCCGGTCTGTCACACCGAACTTGTCGGCGGTCGCGGTGGCGAAGGACATGATGTCCGCCGCCAGTTTCCCGGTGTGCTGGTTGCCCTTGAAGGCCTCGGCCGCAGTCTCGGGATGGAGCTTCTCGTAGATGCGCTTGCGCTCCGCGAGGAAGAGCGCCGTGTCGAGCACGTTCATCTCGGCCCCGGCGAGGTTGTCGTCCACCTCCATGAGGCGCGCCCAGTCGTCGGTCACGTCCGACCAGACCTTCGCCTCGATCTCGGCCCAGCCGAGCCGAGCCGCCGCCTCCAGTCGATGCGCACCGGCGATCAGCACGAGCTCGCCGGACTTCTTCTTGCGGACGTGGATGGCGTCCTTCATCACCTGCGTCTCGGCGATCGAGGCGATCAGGCTTTCGACACCGGCCTCGGAAACCGGCCGAAGGCGACTTCCAAGGATGACGTCAGAGACCGGGATATTGGTCGTCGCGAGAAGCGTCGGGGTCTTCATTCTTCCTTCGGTCCCTTCGTCATGCGGTAGAAAAAGCGGCGCTGCCCATTGATGAAGCGCGCGCTGCAATCGATCTCGGCGCCATGGGCGCGCAGCTCTGAAATGCACGTCCCGACCGCCATGACCCCGGTCTTGCGGACCAGGTCGCGGGTGCTCCGCTCCTTTCCGTCGGACAGGAGCTTGACCAACCTGCGGAGCCTCGGCGATGTCAGCGGCCCGGCATGCATCCTGTCACCGCGTCATCGGGGCGTGGTCGAGGTGACGGCAATACGGGCAGAGGCGGTTGTGGATGCCCTCCGACGTGAACTCCCGCTCGCAGCAAAGGCAGGGCCTCCGCATCGCCTGGCCAAAGCGCTCCTCGCGCTCGGCCGTCTCGTTCAGCTTGTGGGCCAGTTCTTCCGCATCGCGCCGACTGACCTTCAGCGTCGCGACGGCGTTGCCAGTATGGTTCACGACCGCGAAGCGACCCGCAAAGGGATGGACGGCATAGCGCCCGGCCGGGGGCAGCTGCGGCAGTCGATCAGGCGCGGATACCGAATTCGCGGCCTGCCCGGTGATGGCGGGGTGGCTCCGCCAGGACTTCATGCGGACCACACCCATCACCGGCACCCCGTCAGCAGCAAGAGGACGTAGAGGACGAAGAAGAGCATCAGGATGAAAGCCGTATCGCCCGCGATCGAACCGGGATGGTTCTTCAGGATGCGAACCGCCCGGCGCAGGAATCTCGGCTTCGGCGCGGGGCAGCTCCGTGCGAACAACTTGGCCTGCCAGATCAGGTTCAGCGTGGCTCTCTGCTGACGGGCCTGATGCTTCTGCTCGAAGGTTTCCATCATGCGGCTCCTGTCTTGGTGGCCGCTCCGTGGCGGGCAGCCGCATCGTATTTATCTAGGCGCAGCCAGAACTCCCCGATCGCGCTCTTCTTTGGGCAGCGGCTGCCAAAGCGGTCGCGGCCGACCTTCGCAGCTCGGAGCGTCGACATCTGGCGACGCGATCGAATGAGAAATTCCCGGACTTCCAGATCGTGCCACCATGCGGGTCGACGTCCGTTCGACCAGATCGGCAAGTGGGCAACGCTTGCGAGCGCCTGCGCATCCACCTTGGGCAGCACAGGAGCAAGGTCTCCATTCGGCTTGGCGATACCTGCAGGCCAGTCCATGTCTGCTGGCCACATTGCCGCAAGCCGATCGAGGACGAACTCGGCTGTCTGAGTGTGGCAATCCCCACCGGCGGCGAGGCGCCGGAAGAAGCCGCCCTTGCGCAATATGCGACCCGACAGAACCTCGTCGGAGATCCCGTTCGCGCTGGCAATGGCATTTGCCAGCGTGAGCAATGCTTCTGTCATCCTGGAAGCGGGTTTCATGCCGCGCCCTTCGCGAACTGGGCCGCATGCTCCGCCAGACGACGGGCATAGGCGTCGCGGATGAACTCGCGCCCGGCGGCCTCAATGATACGCTCCAGATTTGCGCGCCCGACGTCACCACGGGACTGGCCGAAGGTAGCGTTGCGGCCATTCATCGGCGTCAGACCGTTTTCCTTGCACCACCCTTCGAAGGTCAGACCGCGAGCGCGAAACGCACCCACGATCACCTCGTGAAGGATCGCTCCCGGCTGGAATTCTGGTGGCTTTCGTGACATCTTCCCTCACAACGCGGCAAAACGCTCTGCATTACAAAGCAACAATGCTTTGTAAAAGGAAGCGGGTCAAGAGGTATTTGGGCCCAAATGGGAGACAGTCCTAGTAATCGGTTGGCTTCGTTTCGGAGTTCTTTGGGCTTGAGCCAGAGATCTTTTGCAGCAGCGCTAGGTGTAAGCCCTGGGCGGATTGGCTCACTGGAGAGCGGGGCGGCTCCGCTTTCGCGTGCCTTTCTTGAGCGAATTGCCGACACTTATAAGGTGAGCTCAGACTGGCTCCTGAACGGCCGAGGAGAGATGCTGCTACCGCCCTCAGCAGCAACCTCTGCGCGCCACGGATCGATCGAACAAGTGGATCCGTCGAGACCCGACCACGGTGATGTGCGGTTCGATGGCATAGAGTACGCCTTCGCGCGCCGCATGGCCCTGTCGATCTCCGCCGGGAATGGGCTCGAGGCCGTCGATGACGGAGAGGCGGAGGGTCTCGCCTTCCCTGTCTCCTGGTTGCGCCGCCAGGGCATCAATGCCGACCTCGCGGTCCTCGTCTCGGTCAAGGGTGACAGCATGGCCCCTGCCATCCCCGATGGCGCGCTCGTGCTGATCCACGTCGCCGAGCGGTCGATCGCCTCGACGGGGGTGTACGCGTTCAACCTTGACGGCCAGTCATTCGTGAAGCGGCTGGTGCCACAGTCGACGGAGGCCGACGGCCGCCCAGGCGCCGTGGCTATCATGTCCGACAATCACAGCTACCCTCCCCTGTTCCTCAGCGGCAAGGACCTCAACCGGATCACGGTTGTCGGCCGGGTGCGGGCGGTGGTAGCAGAGATTTAAAAGAGTTGGTTTAGCGACAAAGAAGGAGAACTAGATGAAGAGACCGTTGTTCATACTTACTTCTGTCATGCTGACATCGGCATGCGTCGCCACCACGGAAAACCTCACACCAAAGGACAAGTACTTGAACCGTGTCGCCTTTGCGGAAATCGTAATGCGCGACTGCCCCGCCGATGGGGGATACAGTTCCTTCGCGCAGATGCGTTCGGATGCAGCCAGCAACATGAAGATCGCAAAAAGTCTTGGCGCCACCGACACAGACATTGATGCGGCCCGAAAGCGCGCGGCACAGCAATACGGTTCTGCCTACTTCCTCGCAGGCCCCCAACGCTCATGCGACGAACTTATCAAGCGCTTGGCATGGGCCGGAGCCGAACCTGTACAGTAG